AGGAACTTCAATAGAGAGTGTAACCAGTCAAACTTACATAATGACAACAATACAAGCACCATGATACCACTTAAACAAATAATAGAATTACTAGCATCAAACGACTGGTATGTTGATGATGAAGATATAAAAATAGCAAAAGGTAAATACCAATCACCTATAAACTGGAAGCAATTTAAAGAAACAATAAAACGAAGATAATGGCAACTACAGACAAAAAAATAACATTGACTTTTGAAGTCTCTGGAAATGGAGCTACAATGCTCAAGCAAATAGATGGAGAAATAAAGAAGTTTTCTCTAAGCACACAACAGGCTGAAGCTGCTGCCAAGAATTTCGGAACTACTGTTCAAGGATTGTCTGATGTTTCAGTTAAACAATCGTCATTACAATTTCAGAAACTCTCCGGTAGCATGGGTGGGTTCTCAGATTCAACTGGAATTGCCTCAGCAGGTGCATTAGAACTTGGAAGGGTTATTTCTGATTTGCCATATGGTATTAGAGGTGTAGCGAACAACTTATCTCAACTTTCAAGTAATATATTATTTGCTGCAACAAAAATAGATAAAGCTACAGGAGTTGCAATAGGCTTTACAGGAGCTATTAAAGGAATATGGAAAGCCCTGATGGGTCCTCTTGGTCTTTTATTAGCTATACAGGGTGTAATTGCTGCTTTTGACTTCTTTTCAAATAGGCAAGAAAAAGCTAAGGATGATGTAGATAAATTAAATGTAAGCATAGATAAGCAAGTCAACAAACTTGGCATATTACAAGAAATGTTATCTCAGGAGATAACATCTGGTTCTTTTGGAAGTGAAGAATTTAATGAACAACTAGAAATCTTAGTAGATAAATTCTCTGAGTTTGGGTTAAAATACAAGGAATTAACTGATGAACAAAAAAAAGACTCATCATTTTTAAGGAACTTAATAGAGGCTTATCAGCTACTTTTAGTTACTAGAAATAGAATTAAAAAAGTAGAGAAAGAAATAGGCGATATACAGGTTGGAAATACAAAAGAACAATATGAGGGTCAATTAGAGGCTTTGAAAAATGAGGCATTAATGTTAATGTCCCAAGAGTTTAGGTTAAAAAAATTATTTGAAATAGAAAAAAATAAAAACAAAAGAACAGAAAAACAATACAAAGAACACTTACTTGACCTCTCAAAAGAAATAAGTTCATTTAATAAAAGACAAGAAGAGGCTTTAGTTAAGAGTGAAACAAAATTAAACGAAATAAAAAGGGATTACGAAAAAGAAGAATTAAAAAGTCAATATGATTTATTCGTAGAAAAAGAGAAACTAAGATTAAAGAACTACATTGCAACCACACAGAATGAAGATTTAATTGCTAAAGCTAAAAAGTTAAGTTACGAGGTTCTTAAGGATGCTGAAGTAGAATATGATGAAGCTATAAAAGACCTTAATTTTGCTCAAAACGAGGAGAGCCTAAGAAATATAAGGGATTTTAATAAACAAAAAGAAGATTTAGCACGAGAAAATAAGAAAATACTAGAAGACATTGAATTTGCTGAAGAATCTCAAGAAAGAATAAGTGAAGGATTTACAACAGGAGCAAGAGGCGAAGCTACCTTAGCTGCTGGAGAGATATCTGAAGAAGGAATGAGGCTTCAGATGGAATCTAACTTGAAGATACAGCTTATAGAGGCAGAACTNGCTAGTAAGACTCATAGTCTTGAAATGGAGGCAGAATTAGAGCTAGANAGAGAGACGATGAGGAAAAAATCATTGCAAGGAGCTGAAATGAGTTCTAAGGCTAAAATAACCTTAGACAAATTAGAGTTAGAATCAAAAAAACAGGCTTTATCAGACTTAGGTTCTTTATTAAACTCTGCTAGTCAAATAGCTAATAGAAACTCAGCAGAGGGAAAGGCTTTAGCAATAGCTAGTGCAACTATTTCTACTTATGCTTCTGCTCAAGCAGCTTATGAGTCTCAAATAATACCCGGTGACCCATCGTCACTTCCAAGAGCTATTTTAGCTGCTGCATCTTCTGTTATTTCTGGAATTGCTAGGGTTAAGCAAATATTATCTGTTAAAGTTCCCGGAGACAAAGGAGGTTCAGCTCCTAGTGCTGGTGGAAATCAATCAAGGGAGTTTGACTTTAACTTAGTAGGTTCTACAGGTGTCAATCAATTAGCTGAAGGTATAGGTGGTCAATTTGGTCAGCCAATACAAGCATACGTTGTAAGCTCACAAATTAGTTCTCAACAACAACTAGATGGTATCATACAATCAAATGCAACTATAGGAGATTAGAAACAAAAACAAACTAAATTGTTATAACATTATGGAAGACTTAGATATATTTGAATTATTTATAGATGAAGAAAACGAGTGGGGTGGCATAGAAGCTATCTCTATCGTTGAGAATCCAGCTATAGAAGAAGATTTTATTGCTCTTAAATCGCAAGAAGTTAAACTTGCTGAGGTAGATAATGAGAAGCGTATCCTTATGGGTGCTGCTTTAATACCTAACAAGAAGATATACAGAAAAAACAAAGACCAAGAGTATTACATACACTTCTCTGAGGATACTGTAAGAAAAGCCTCACAGCTTTTTCTATCAAGGGGTAAGCAAAACAACTCAACATTAGAACACGAAGTAGAGTTAGGTGGTTTATCTGTTGTAGAGTCTTGGATAATAGAAGACGAAGTACACGACAAGTCTCGTAAATACAATCTTAATATGCCTGTAGGAACTTGGATGGTTTCTGTTAAGGTAAATAACGATGAGGTATGGGAAGAGTTCGTTAAGACAGAGAAGGTAAAAGGCTTTAGCATAGAGGGGTTCTTTAGTGATAAGAAATCAAATGCACCAAAGGAAAGTGTAGAAGAAGAACTATCAGCAGAGGACTTAGCTAAGATATACGAGATACAGGAGATTTTAAGCGTTTCTAACGACGTTGAACTTAAAACATATAGTGACTATCCACAAGGAGCTAAGAACAACGCTAAAAGGGCTTTAAAATGGAAGAAAGAGAATGGAAGTAGCTGTGGAACTGCTGTTGGTTGGACTAGAGCTAATCAATTAGCTTCTGGAGAGGCTTTATCTCGCTCTACGATTGCACGTATGGCTTCATTCAAAAGACATCAGCAACATAAAGATGTACCTTACTCTGAAGGGTGTGGTGGTCTTATGTGGGATGCTTGGGGTGGTTCTGCTGGAGTTAACTGGGCTATTAGCAAACTAAAAAAGATAGATAATGAGTAGGGCTACATATTGCAAATGCAAAAACACATATTGCATAAGCTGCTGTAAAGGATGCAATGCACCTGACTACTGGAAACAAGGCATAGGTAACATAACAGGCATTCCTGAGGATTATTTGATGCAAGAAAATGGAGATTTAATACTTCAAGAAAACAACAATAAAATAATATTATAATGGCAAATTTAAAGATAAGTCAATTACCAGAAACAACAGAATTAGCACTTACAGATAATTTTGCAGTTGTTAGTGGTAGTCAAACTAAAAGAGTGACATTTAGTAGTGTACAAAAAGAAATTGTAAACTACTTAGTTCCTACAAACTTAACAGTATCCGCTGGGAATAATGTTGACTTAGGGAACTCTACTTATAATCATTCAGAAGTTATAAAGCTAACTTGGTCTGGAGTTAATGGAAATATGACTTTAACTCTTCCAGATGCAACCGCAACAAACAGCGTTAATAGAATTGTTAGGTTTTTATCTGACACAACATTTGCGACTAATACAAGAGTTTATGTAACTCCAGCCTCTGGGCAAACAATAGATGGAAATACTAACTACTATGAAATAAATAAAGAGTATGAAGGCATCCAAATGTGGTCGGATGGTACAGAGTGGTTTATTATACAGAAAAAGGCTTAACTGTCTGAAAACGAAACAAACGTTAATTTAATTGTTATACTAATATAAAAATGTTTAATTTATGAAAGCAACAGAAATTTTAGGGAAGCTAAAAGATGTTTTACTTTCTACTGAAGAAGTGGTAACTGAAACTCCTGTAGAGGAGGTAAAAGAAGAGTTATCTGCTGAAGATGTAGTAGAGAACGTTGAATTAGAGTCTCAAGAAGAAGTGGTTGAAGACGTAGTTGAAGAAACTACTGAATTAGCTGAAGAAGACGAACAAGTTGTGGAAGAAGTAATAGAGGATGAAGCCCCTGTTATGGAATACGCATCTAAACAAGACTTAGAAGACCTTAAAAAAGAATTTATGGGTATCATCGAAGGTCTTATGAGAAAAGAAGAAGAATACAATAAAGAAGTACCTGCTGAGCTAAGTTCAGACGAGGTTGTAGAGGAAATCTCTCACTCACCTGAATCTGGTATTGAAAGCAAGTCTAAGTTTGTTATCGGTGGTAACAGAGCTATGACAACTAAAGACAGAGTATTCGCAAAAATGTTTAATAATTAATTATTTAATAAAAATGGCAACAACAACATCTATTACTACAACTTATGCTGGTGAGAAATTACAAGGTTTTATCTCTGCTGCATTATTATCTGCTAACACTATCGAAAATGGTGGTGTAACAGTTAAACCAAACGTTAAATTCAAAGCTGTAATCAAATCATTGGCTACAGGAACTTTAATTGCTGATGACACTTGTGATTTCACAGACAGTTCTTCAGTAACTCTTGCTGAAAGAATTTTAACACCTGAGACTTTTCAGGTAAACCTACAACTATGTAAAGACGATTTCCGTTCTGACTGGGATGCAATCTCTATGGGGTATTCAGCTTTCGATAGCTTACCTCCATCTTTTGCTGATTACTTAGTAGCACACGTTGCTTCTAAAGTAGCTGAAGAAATGGAAACTACTATCTGGAGTGGAACTAATGGAACTGCTGGACAGTTTGATGGGTTCACTACTTTATTTGCTGCTGATGCATCTGTAATTGATGTAGCTGGAACTGCTGCAATTACTCCTGCTAATGTAATTGAAAAAATGGGAGACACTGTTGATTTAATTCCTTCTGCAATCTACGGAAAAGAAGACCTTAAATTATACGTTTCTAAAAATGTTATGAAGGCTTACGTTCGTGCATTAGGAGGATTTGGAGCTGCTGGATTAGGAGCTGCTGGTTCTGACAACAAAGGAACACAATGGTATGACAACGGAGCTTTATCTTTCGATGGTGTATCTGTATTTATGGCTAATGGTCTTGGTGATAACAAAATGGTAGCTGCTCAGTCTTCTAACTTATACTTCGGTACAGGTGTATTATCTGACTTAAACCAAGTTAAAGTATTAGACATGGCTGACCTTGATGGTTCTCAAAATGTTCGTGTAATTGCACGTTTCACAGGAGGAATCCAGTACGGATTTGGTTCTGAGATTGTATACTACACAGCTTAATAACTGTTTAATCTAATATAAAGGGGATGGGTGTCTATCCCATCCCTTTTTTTGTTTAACTATAAAACTATAAAAATATGTCTTGTGATATTACAACAGGAAGAACAGAAGCGTGTAAGGAAAGTGTTGGTGGCTTAAGAAACATCTACATTGGAAATTACGTTGATGGACTTTACGCTGATGCAACATCTAACCTAGATGCTGACGAGCAAATAACCTCATTAACAACTGACCTAGTTGTTTACAAGTTTGAACTTAGAGGTGA